CCTAAATTACTCCGCAAGGATGCAGCCTCTTTTAGAAAGTTATCTTCAGAAGACGACTTATTTAAACAAAGCATTGATGATCAGGAAAAAAGAATAATAGAAGCTAAAGACCGCGTTATGAACATCTACGGTGATGCAATCGAAGACGCTGCTCCCAACAAACAAACAGCCTTTGAGTATCTGCACTACAGACAGAATCAAGGGAAAGTTGGTGTGGATGGTGACAGATTTAACACTTTGTCAATTAGGCTTTCACCGGATTCAAAACGAGCCGCAGAGCGTGGCTTCGTTGGACGAGACCCAGAGTTCACCAATCCCTTGCCATTTGAAACGCAAGAGCAAGTTGCAAGATATCAGCTTCATCAGATGATTAAGAAAGCAGCGGGTGAGGGAAAGGGTCGTTTTTACATACCTGACTACAGGGATTTGGCGGAAAAGCGCGGCGTGTTCATTACCAACGATGCAAATTCTGAGAAGGAGCTTGCAGCGTATGTGTCTAGATACAAGATCCCGCAGGAAAAAGTTATTAAAGAGTTAAAGGAAATGTACCCGGACATTGACATTGGAACCGTGGACAAAGTGCAGCCGACTACGTCTGTTGATTTAGATCCCACAAATCCATTGGAGGGTTACAAGCTACAGGTAGAAAGACCAGAGAATGAATTTCCAATGACCTACATCGATTTAACACCGTTGCAGGCTAAACCATCACAGGTCCGTAGGTACAAGGACGGAGGCAAGGTTGACATGCGTTCTGGTATAGGCGACTTATTTAAGGTATATTCATAAAATGCGAACAGACAAAGAAATTATGAAACAGGCTGACAGGGATGTAACAAAGCTCCCTGACAACGAGTACGATAGATTTCTTGTGCTTGAAAAAATCAAGCGGGAGAAAATGGATAAGTTGGCAAAAGCTGATGGCGGCATGATCAAGGGCTTTAGTCCTATTGCCCGTCCACAGAGATTCAAAGGAACATTCTAATGAGCGATAAGAAATCTGTACCATCCAAGTTCAAGGGTTTTTCAAAGTTACCAGAAGGTGTGCAGGAGAAGATAGATCCAAAGCTTGCACAGAAATACAAGACTGGCGGTATGAGCAAGGCTGTACTAAAAGCTCGTGGCGGAACTTTTAAAGGAACATTTTAATGGCACTACCTCCACAGATGGTTGCACCTGCAATGGGTCCCGGCGGACCGGGGATGACGGCAGAAGAACAGATGACCGAGGACCAAGTACCTGTGGTTCAGCAGGACATGTTACCTCCGGGTATTGAGATTGTTGGCGAAGAGCAGATGATCGAGGTTCAAGCTGAAGAGTACGATCACAATGCTAACTTGGCTGAAGTACTTGATGACTCGGTACTTGGAGCTTTGTCCTCGGACCTTGGTTCTAAGGTAGATGAGGATAAGTCTTCTCGTGAGGAGTGGGAAGAGACTATATCGAAGGGTTTAATATTACTGGGGATTAATTACGAGGAGCGTTCCGAACCGTTTCTTGGTTCGTCTGGTGTAACGCATCCGTTATTGAGTGAAGCTGTGACGCAGTTTCAGGCGCAGGCATACAAAGAGATGTTGCCTCCGGGTGGTCCTGTAAAGACGCAGATACTTGGTCAGCAGACCAAGGAAGTTGAGGATCAGGCCCAGCGTGTTAAGGACTTTATGAATTACCAGATTACGGAGGTAATGGAGGAGTTTGATCAGGACACGGATCAGATGTTATTTTACCTTCCGATTACTGGTTCTACATTTAAGAAGGTTTATTTTGATCCGACACGGCAACGTGCTGTGTCTAAGTTTGTTCCGGCTGAAGATTTGATTGTGCCGTATGCTGCATCAGATTTGCGTACAGCGGAGCGTTACACACATGTCGTTCGTATGAGCGAGAATGAAATCCGTAAGTTACAGGTAGGAGGTGTATATCGAGATGTTGACTTGTCTGCAACAGAAGATGAAGAGTCTGACTCAACAATTCGTGGAAAGGCTGACGAGCTTCAGGGATTGCGCCCGGGATACAGTGACGAGCTTTATACTATCCATGAAGTCCATGTTGATCTTGACCTTGAAGGATTTGAGGATCTGGATGAGGAAGGTGAAGCTACGGGTATCAAGCTGCCGTATATTGTCACTATGGACGGTGATTCGGGACAGATTCTCTCGGTAGTAAGAAACTATCGTGAGCAGGATCCAATGCGCCGGAAGCGTGATTACTTTGTTCACTTCAAGTTCCTGCCCGGTTTTGGTTTCTACGGGTTTGGTTTACTGCATATGATTGGAGGATTATCTCGTGCTGCCACATCTATTCTCCGTCAGCTTATTGATGCGGGTACGCTCTCGAATTTACCGGGTGGTTTCAAAGCCCGTGGTGTTCGTGTCAGAAATGACGATGAGCCTATTAACCCGGGTGAGTTCCGCGATATCGATGTTCCCGGCGGTGATGTTCGGAGTTCTATTATCCCACTCCCATACAAGGAGCCTTCTGCAACGCTGGCTCAATTACTCGGGGTGGTCGTTGATTCAGGTAGACGCTTTGCACAAGTTGCAGACACAAAGGTCGCGGATGTAAATTCACAGGCCCCCGTGGGAACAACGGTAGCTCTTATCGAACAGGGCTCGAAGATTATCTCAAGCATTCATAAGCGCCTACATTACGCTCAAAAAGCAGAGTTCCGTATGTTAGCGGAGATCTTTGCTACGAATCCGATGCCGTATCCATATATGGTTGGTCCGAATGTCAACCCACAGATAATGGCACAAGACTTTGACGGGCGTGTAGATATTCTCCCTGTCTCTGACCCGTCAATCTTTTCTATGGCCCAGAGACTGTCTCTTGCACAGACACAGTTGCAGTTAGCACAGGCCGCGCCGCAGATGCATAATCTGTATGAAGCCTATCGCCGGATGTATGATGCCTTGGATGTGAAGAACATCGACGCTATCCTACCCGCCCCGCAGCCTCCACAGCCGAATGATCCGGCTATGGAAAATGCTATGGCTCTGAAGGGTGCACCTAGTCAGGCATTTAAGGAGCAGGATCACCGTGCTCATATCAGAGTTCATGCATCCATGATTCAGTCTCCTGCTATTCAGGCTAGTCCGCAGGCTTTCCTATTGTTGCAGGCTCACATTCAGGAGCATGTGTCTTTGTTTGCTAGGGACATTGTTGAGGATGTATTCCAAAAAGCAGTTCAACAAGCACAAATGGCTGGAGAGGTAGTGCCACAGGTTGACCCAATGGCTGTAGAAGCTATGGTTGCACAGCAGATATCAGAGACACTTGAACAGTTGGCACCTCTTCTAATACCGCCGCAGAAGCCTGACCCACTGGTTGAGATTCGCCAGCAGGAGTTGCAGAACGATACGCAAGAAATACAGCGTAAGATGCAGAATGATGCAATGGACTTCCAGATTGATCAGGCTAAGTTGGAACAGTCGGCACAGTTGGCTATGCAGCGTATGCAGGCACAGCAGGGTATTGCCAATGATCGTAACGATGTGAACATCTATCGCATTAACACTCAAGCCGCGTTGAAGAGAGGTCAATAATGTTACAAAGCTTAATAGGACCGGCGACGGAGTTAATTGGTAAGTTTGTCGAGGACAAAGACCAGAAGAACAAGCTGGCGCATGAAATTGCCACTATGGCGGAGCGTCATGCACAGGAACTTGCTAAAGGTCAATTGGCTATCAATGCTGAAGAAGCCAAGTCCCGAAATCTTTTTGTGGCGGGTTGGCGACCGAGCGTGGGCTGGTGCTGTAGCTTGGCCTTGTTCGCTCACTTTTTGGTCTTCCCGACTATGGATGTAGTGACTGCATATATGGGCGTTGAGGCAGTAGCGTATCCATCTTTTGATATGGACAGCTTAATGACTGTCTTGTTGGGTATGCTTGGTTTAGGGGGAATGCGTAGCTTCGAGAAGGCAAAGGGGTTAACCAAATGAGCTTTTTACGAAGGCTATTAGACATGCTGTTTCTGAATAATCATGTGGGTGACATGGCACAGCACAGAGTGCACACAACCAAGTACGAAGATTTATGTAAGTAATGTCTGTCGAGACCTTTCTCAAGTGGAAGATACTGCCGCGATTTATGATGTTAGCTAGTACGATAATGTCTTGGCGCTGCGCTGAATGGTTTATGGATTTACCAGATCCAACTTCGCAGCAATCAGCTTTTGTTTCAGTGGTAGTTGGTGCCATGACTGGTGTTTTTGGAATCTGGATGGGCCATGAGCACAAATAAGCCTAGCCCGTGTGTAGGTATTTGTGTCTTGGACGAAGAAGGTGTAAGATGTATCGGCTGTGGGCGTACCATAGACGAAATCATTAACTGGGGAAAGAAATGGCAGGACCAAGAATAAATCAGTTTGCAGATGATCTTGGTATCAGCCGTTCTTCCGCAGAGAAACTTATGAAGAAAGCCCGTGGTCGCAAAGACGGCGGGTCAGAGACATTGGAGAAACACATGTCATCAGTTGCAAAGCCCCAGACCAAAGAAGAAGACGAAGAGACCAAGGAGCGGATGAGAAAAAAATTCGATCGTTCCAAGAAGCTTCGTGAAGCTCAAGAGGCAGAAATAAATGCTAAAGATGGCAAGTACATATCATGTCGTGGCATGGGCAAAGCAATCCAAGGTGGAAAGTTCCGTGGAGTTAGTTAATGGGTAACTGGAACCAAGATTCATCTGGTCTTTCCGATGAGGATATGGATCAATCCCTCCAGCAAGATATTGCGATGGCGGGGGCTATGGCTGACGGGGCGCAGACCACAGGTAATTACACCTTTGGTGGAAACTTTGTAAACGACGCTGATAACCCGGGCTACACTGGTCCATCGACCAACATGAACCAAGCTGTAACAGACATGCAGAGTCTTTTTAATGCTCAGCGTGGAATTACTCCCTCGAATCCATATGGTAAAGAGGGCCTTTTTAGCCGAGTTCTTGGTATAGACCCCAGTAAGATAGACTATTCAGCCAACATGAATCTAAATACTCGTATGGGTATTGCTAATAATCAGTTTTCAAAGTACATGAACCCTCAAAATGTAAAGGGTCAGATTGGTTACAACCCCGCTTATGACACGGCTGAAAAGGGCAAACTCCGTGCGGGGGTGCAGGACGCAGGATATCAAACAGTTTATGGACCTGTAATGGAGCAGGCTCGAAAGCAAGGCACGGGTGAAATGCTTGCTCGTGGAGCAATGGGTCTTGCTGGTGGACCCATTGGAATGGCCTTGGCTCAGATAGGTACTAAAGAGTATGGCTTGCCCGGTGTGACTGGTTTTGATTCTTTTGACCCTAATAACCCTCGTCCGGGTGGTGGTCTTCTAGGCCAGTTTCTCGGTGGGTTAAATCCAACTCAAGCCAAAGATGCGCTTGTTGGTGCTTTTGCTCCTGTGGCTCCAGCCCCAACTCCCACTCAAATTGACATTGCTCCACCAAATCTAACAGGTTTTGAGAACAGGTTCAGTCAGCACCCTCTGACTGGAGAAAAAACAG